CGTTTTGTTGTCCACGGTATCCATCCCACCACTTAGTACGACCATTTTTGACGTAAAAATCTTCACCAGCTTCACTAAACGCGGTATGAGACTTACCCGTTCCAGTCGGACCATGTAAAACCTTTACCTTAATTTCATTACGGTACTGAGGGACCTGATTATCAATCATTATTCGATTCAGACTAGTATAGTTGCGAATGAATACTCCTCTAGGGATTTCATCTAAACGCCCGGTTGCTGCTTGGTTGTAGACTTCATCCCAATCTGTTTGCTTATTCAAACTAAAATTAGTAGAGCCAAACTCGAATTTCGTATCTTCAACAGCAGTTTCTTCTTTCCATACGTAGTCGTTAGCCCCCTTGCTAATGGTTAATTCTAAATGAGGTTTCAAAGGTTCAAAGTAGGTTCGCACCCTACTTAGTCTTTGTTTTTTTTTTAGTGAGAACACAAATTGGAAGTGGTGGAACCCCCCTTCACCAATTTCTTCTTGCCCCTTTATCCACGTGATTTCGTTAGATGAGTCACTTAATAAGCCTTCAGGATCGAAACTTGCTGCGCCCTCTTTACTTAGGGTAGCAATCCAATAAACACCTTGATCACGTACCATCTGAGATGGGATAAATGGTGGGAAATCCCAGTCTATTTAAGTCTTTTTCATGCTTGAAATTACCACGCGTTCTCACAAGACAAATTTTTCATGCTTGTATCACATGCTTCACATGTTAACATGTTCAAAATCACATGTCATCACATGCAACCACGTGCGGAGACCTATACTCCCCTTAATAAGGTTAGCGGAGCCGGTAGGCGTAGTGCCGCACACCCCAATTCGCATTTGTCTTCAAGTCCTAGTAAGACCCCAGATTGGGACAATCAGTATTACTTACTAGGACAAAGTCCCACGTCCCAAATAAAAAACTATATAAAAAGTTCCAATTCCCAAAAACTCCATGTATTGTAAAACATGCCAACAAAACGAAAAGGTTCTACCATGGCTCTCAGAGGTGCTAAACGAAGAAAGCGATCCATGGGGAACAAAAAGAAAGGAGGTCGCCGTGCAGCGAACCCCATCAGTAAGAGTACGACCACACAACGCGACGTTGTGTCCGAGTATAGAAAGCGAAAGCCAAATCTTAAAGCCGTCAAGTCGGCTAAGAAGTTTGCTTCAAAGGTTCGTGCTGTGGAAGCGCAATCGCGCGGTTTACAAACACTCATTATCCAGGGCCAGGGTATAAATCAAATAGGAAGCGGGGACCGCGCTACCAAACAATTCGTACTCGAATGTCAGTTGTATTCCTTAAATGGAGGAGGCGTAGGCCGTAACGACAAAGATCTTATTTTAAACGAATCGAAGAACATAAGGAAAACTGTCAAGGTTGGCAGTATTGCTTCTGGTGGTGGAACCGAAGCGATCGACCCTGACACTGCCGTAACAGAACTTGCGAGAAACAACGTTTCCATGAAATCAGCAAGAATTGAAATGACATTTACAAATGGCAGTTCCCAATCCATGGAATGTGACTTTTATATTCTTAAACATTACTTCCCCCGCGGTGAATCTACTAACGAATTTGTGCCACTCGTCCAAGAATTGACAGACTTCCAAGACGACTATGCAGAAGGTGGCACGTTCTACAATTCATCAACTCTAGTATTCGAAAAGTTACCGCTAATAGACTCTCGTTTACGAGGAGTCGATTTATTCGACCTCCCCCTAGGATATATTGGCGCCAAGATTCAGTCCAAAACCAGATACATCATCCGCCCAGGGGAACATGTTACCATTGATCACCATGATCCAAAAAGACGCCTTCTTATTCCACATTCAAACACTACCAACACGGCCACATTCGATAACGACACGACTTCGTTCGTTATGATGTGCAAGCCTGTTACACCTTATCCTGCTGTTGATTACAGTATCCAATTGAGTTATACAAAGCATTATAGGTACACCGTTCAAGGCGAAGCTGAACGTACTACCTCTTACGTTCTTCAGACACAGCCGGCGTATCCCGTTGTTTAAAGTTCGAATATATTATTTAATTCGCCAGTTAAATCAATTACTTCATCCGCATCTCTGATCGGTTCAACATATCTCACGTTCATCAGAATGTTTTCAGTAATCTTACGTCTTAGAGCCCCCATATCTTCTGGTGTGGCTTCTGGATACCATTGTGTCACCGTGTGATTACTTGTAATCCAAAACTTAGTAGCCTTGAGTGGAACCGAGAACCCTTTCTTCTCCACGATGCAAGGATATTTGTCAAACCAAGTCTTGAGATAGTTTATATCGATAGCGCCCGTAAACTCTTCGATGATTACGTTTTGTTGTCCACGGTATCCATCCCACCACTTAGTACGACCATTTTTGACGTAAAAATCTTCACCAGCTTCACTAAACGCGGTATGAGACTTACCCGTTCCAGTCGGACCATGTAAAAC